TTAACCATCAAAAGAAAAGAATGTGATCGGAGATAGTATTATATTAGCGATTTTGTCCCCTATATAAATATCGATCTTAGATCTTTCTCCCAAAAATCTTTCATTGTCTGTCATCATCAGTGGACCTTTAGGTATATTAACATTAGTTACCATTAATAGCAACTCTTTCTTCTCTTGTGGGAAGATAATTTCTTGGAATGGATATAGTCCATTTCTTATGTAATTTTCTTTTCTTGGGTAGATTATCCCAAAGTATCCTTCAGGAATTTCGACTTCAATAAAAGTTTTTATAAATTTTCTTTCTCCTGGAAGGACATAACATCTTTCTCCGCTAGAAATGCTATATACAGCGTTCTTATATTCGTTTGTGGGTTTCATTCCCTTGTTATGAAGAGAAGTGAATACGATTTTAGGATTCATATTTAATTAATTCTATTCCGTGAAATTTTAGTATTTCGTAAGCTGATCGATCATTTGGATAGTCTTCAATATATAAAACTTTTTGTATTCCATACGAAGATATATTCATTGCACAACACGCGCAGGGCAAAAGAGTGGATGCTAAGATAGTAGGATTGTCAAGCCTAGAGACTGAAGATAAAGCATTAGCTTCTGCATGAATTATGTATTTTCTACGATTATCTCTATCTGACCAAAAGATATCATCTGTTTGAGCCTTTGGTTTGATTCCATTATAACCAACACTTAAAACTCTACCATTATCATCTAGAACACATGCTCCGACTTTTTTATATGGATCTTCAGACCTTTCTTTAACTACATTAGCTATATTAATAGCCATATCTTCGAATGATATTCGATTCATTGTTTCTTAATGGACATTGAAATAAATATTATTATGCCTAAAATAACGCTCATTGTCATAATTTAAATTATACATAAGATTTATAGAAAAAGCAAGTTTTGTTTTATATAATAAACATGTGACTATTACCGAGGCTAGCAATAAGCTATTAGAGTATTTCTCAAAGAAAACCTTCTTTTCATTTGAGGAGAACTATCAAGATCTAATTATTTTATCTGAGAATCCAGAGTCAACTAAAATTGCCTTTATTTTAGCTTTAGATGATCTTGAAAAAAGCGAGTTACTAAAGAGTCATCAGATAGGTAAAAGAAAAGTATATATTTTAAAAAAGCCTTTAAACTCCTATGATCAAAATGTCACTATCAGCGGATTTACTTCGAGCCTTATTGCTAAAGTAATTAACGACTTCTGCGACCAGATCAAAGATCAAAAAGATTACTGTGATGCTAAGTTTATCTCTGAGAAAGATATAAGAAATTTGGTATTTTTAGCTAGTTTAAAAACTCCTAAAAAAGAAGATTCTTGACTTCTAATTTAAAATAAATTATAATTCCGTAATGCAAAATAAAATAATTGGCGTAGCAGGATGCGCTAGATCAGGTAAAGATACTTTTTTTAATATACTTCAAAAATATATACCAGAAGTAGAACAAGTTGCTCTAGCTTTCGAATTGAAAAAGGATTTAGATGATTTTGTTAAATCTAAAATCGGTATATCCGTATTTACAGATGACACGAAAGAAAAGAGCTTGATCCGTGGCTTAATGGTGGAATATGGTAAGATTAAAAGACATCAAACCGAGGGAGCATATTGGACTTGCTTGGCTCAGAAGAAAATTAATGAAATTTTAAGATCTGATAAAATACCAGTTATCACAGATGTAAGATATGATATTTATCCAAAGGATGAGTTTCATTGGCTTAAAAATGATAATAATGGAGTAATGGTTCATATCACTAGAATGTTTGGTGATGATGAAATCCCTCCAGCTAATGAAGAAGAATCTATTAACAATGAAAAGTTAAGAAGCAAAGCAGATTACTCTATCGAATGGAATACTGTAGAGTCTAATCATATTGCATCAGAAGATGAAAATTTAAACGAAATCGTGAAAGGATTTATAAAATATTATGATAAATTTAGAAAGTAAACCTGACGGGTACTTAATTAAGAGAGTACAAAAAACCAATTGTGAGGAAAGCTTATCTATCCTTATCAAAAGGCATACTCCATTATGCTATAAGATATATAAAAAATATACTCCGTCTTTTAATGTAAAGAATATTGATTTAAATGAAGTATATCAACAAAAAGATTATACAGTATATAGAACTGCTATGTCTTTTAAACCAAGCAAAAAAGTAAAATTTTCAACTTGGTTAGGCAACCAGATTAGATATCAGTGCTTAAATACTATAAACAAGAAAGAAGATCTAATATATTTAGATCAAAAAGATATAACATTTTTAATAGATCGAAGCTCTCATTCTCAAGTCAATAGTAAACTAGATGATTTAAAGGATTATATGGTATCTTTATTAGAGCAGATTAAAGATCAAAGGATATATGAAATATTCAATATGAGATACTTTCAAGATCCTTCTAGTCAGACTTGGACTAAAATTGCTAAAAAATTGAATATGAGTACCCAGAATGCAATTAATCTACATAATAAAGGTGTACAAATTTTAAAAAATAAGTTGACAAGTAAGGATTTGTTTGATAAAATATAAAAATAAGGAGATACTAAAAAACAAAATGAGTGAAACAAATAATAAAACTGATTGGTCAAAGCTAGAGCTTGGTGCTCTCTGGAAGAGGAAGAGTGCAACCCAAACATATCTAAGTGGATATATTAAGGTTGATGAACTCGGTACTCAAAAAGAGGTCAAAGTAGTTGTGTTCTCTAATAAGAACAAAAAAGACAATGAAAAGGCTCCAGATTTCAGAGTATATCTTTCTGAACAAAAGAATGCTGGTGAAAATAAAGCAGTAGCTGCGACTAAAAGTGCTCCAGTAGCAACCGCTAAAAAAGTAGCTGTTGTAGCTGCTGCATCTGAAGACGAAGATATTCTGTGAGTAAAGAATTTGCATTACATTTACCTGTTAATGCAGTAAGCTTTGGGCAGGTTTCAGTTGGAATCTTAAGAGAAATCTATAAGAGAAAACTGGAACCCTGCCTATTTCTTATTGGTTCTCAAGCAGACCTTAGCGTATATAATACAGATACAAATTTCAACAAATGGATTCAAACATGTGCTGATAAAGCTATCAAGTATCATAGCAGATCTAATCCTGTATTTAAGTTATGGCATTTAAATGGTTCTTTAGAGAGCTACAGCAATAAACAAGTCTTGTTGACGTTTTATGAATTGGACTCTCCAACTTCAGAGGAAATTAACATCATTAAGAATAATGATAAAGTACTTGTATCTTCTGAATATTCAAAAAACGTATTTAAAGATGTAGGTTTAACTAATGTAGAGTATTTGCCATTGGCTTTTGATAGCGACAGCTTTTCCGTTAAGAATAATTCAAAAGTTTTAAATGACAGAATTACCTTTAATGTTGTTGGTAAACTGGAAAGAAGAAAGCATCATGCTAAGATTATTAAAGCTTGGGCAATGAAGTATGGAAATAACAAAGACTATTATTTAAATTGTTCAGTTTATAATCCATTTATCAAAGCTGAAGATCAGCAAAAATTAATTTTAGATATTCTAGATAATAAGAAATATTTTAATATTAACTTCTTGGGCTTTATGCCAACTAATAGTATTTATAATGATTATTTGAATAGTTCAGATATAATTATTGGTATGAGTGGTGCAGAAGGCTGGGGTTTGCCAGAATTTAATAGCTTATGTTTAGGTAAACACTCGGTTATATTAAATGCTCACGCATACAAAGGCTGGGCAAACGAAGAGAATTCTACTTTAGTTAATCCTAGTGGAAAAGCTGAAGCCTATGATGGGGCTTTCTTCAAGAAGGGTACCATCTATAATCAAGGCAATATCTTTGATTTTGATCATAATGAATTCCTTAAGGCTTGTGATATTGCTATAGATAAAGTTAAGAAGAGCAGAGTAAATACTGCTGGAATAAAATTACAAGATAAATTCACATACGAAAAAATGGTAGATTCAATTCTATCCTATCTATAATGCCAGAATATTTATATCAACATCCATCTTCTGGAGAAACTATTAGCATTATTCAAAGTGTTCATGACGATCATGAGTATATTGATAAAAAGAAGATTAAATGGAATAGGGTTTATACTGTTCCTCAAATGGGAGTTGATACAAAAATGGATGGCTCTATGGACTCTAGAAAATTCGCTGAAATGACTGGCAATAAAAAAGGTACTATGGGTGATCTATTCGATCAAAGTAAAGAGCTATCAGAGGCTCGTAAGAAAATTCATGGTGGCAAAGACCCAGTAAAGCAGAAGTATTGGAAAGAGTGGAGTAAGAAACGAAAAGGGAAGAAACATCCTGAGATGTTCAAAGACTAATTAAAAACGTTTATTTCAAATTAAACGAATTCTAATTTAAGTTTTAGTGGATTGACTGGTTGACCTCTATCGAATCTTTTTATAAATTTCGTTCCTTCTGTTGGCATTACAGCGGAATAAGATTTACCATTCTTTAAGAATATCTTAATCTGATCAGCTAATACAGAAACTCCATCTAAATTCCTAATACTAGCCTTCAATGACTTTGCTATAGCGCATCCTTGAGGGTCAGCTAGTGACCCTTCTTGAATATTTTTATTTGTTACTTTGATCTCTTTCTTCATTTTGCGTTTCCTTTACTTTATAATCATAGTTATTATTGTCTTCTGTAATCCATTTGGGACTATTTTCAGCAGTATATATATGACTATTTATTTTTCTTTGCAACAATAATTCATTTGGTTTTGTTGCGAAGCTTGGATCGAATACTTTTATTCTATTATTGGGTTGTATTGCGAAATTACCATTATATAATTCTATAACATGCCCAGCTTTATGCTGATCAGGTTTTTGACTAAATCCAAAATTCATTTCATTATAATCGCTATGAGCCCAATCTAATGTGAAAAGATAACGACCACTATATTGTTCTCCAGACCTCCCAGTATATTTAATGACTTTATTTTCTAATAAATAAAAAGTAGTTACAGATATATGATAACTGAAGCTATCCCAAAGCTCTAATTCGTTTAATTCCATATCTGGAGCATCTTCTTTAGAGCAGAAGGCGCTAATAGGTGCATGCCACCAAATACCACCATCTTCCATAAGAAAATTAAAAAGTGGAACTTGACTAGGCAAACTAGTAACACCAAAGATTAAGCACTTGTATCTTTTTTCAAAACTATCTTCTTGATTTCTTAAATAGTTTCCTCTAACAAAACATTCGATAGGAGGTATATTAGCGTTTAAGTAAGCCACGGCTAATTTATTTACACTTAATTTAAAATATGGTGTAAATAGTTATGGAAACCTCATGTCTAAAAAGCATAGAAAAGAACAAAAAGAGGACAAGTCGCCAGTAGTTCCTCAAAGAGATAAAATTCAACAACCACTGAATATTAGAGATCTTAATTGGACTGAGAATCAAAAAAAGTTCATCCAAACTCTACAAGATAAATCTACTAAGATGGTCTTCTGCAAAGGGCCAGCAGGAACAGCTAAAAGCTTGTTAAGCGTTTATTGCGCTCTTCATGCAATTAATAATAAGAAGGTAGGAGAAATATTCTATATTCGTAACCCTGTTGAAAGTAGCACTCATAATCTAGGATTTTTAAAAGGTGATCTTCATGAAAAATTAGATCCATATTTACAACCTTTAATGGACAAGCTTCATGAATTGCTACCTAAAGGTCAAGCAGAGCTATTATTAAAACAAGAGAGAGTCAAAGGTCTTCCATTAGGATTCTTAAGAGGACTTAGTATTAATGCTAGTTATATTATATGTGATGAAGCTCAAAATTTAAGTATTCATGATCTTTTGTTGGTTAGCACTAGAATGGGTAAATTTAGTAAATTAATATTTATTGGAGATATTCGTCAATCAGATATTAAGAATAGTGGATTTGAAAGAATATATCAGCTTTTTGATGATGAAAAAAGCAAAAGCAAGGGGATAGTGACTTTTAAATTTGGAACAGATGATATTATGAGAAATGATATTCTTGCTTATATAATTGAGAAGTTCGAAGAGGTTCATTAATATTTAGAAAAAAATATATTTAAAGCATATAATTGAAATATGCTGAAAACATATTGTAGTTCATGTGGAAATTCCATACAGTATTTGGAGGTTAAACCTAATTTCTGTAATAAGTGTGGAGTGAATTTAAGTACTGGTAAAGTAAATCAATCTCCAAAGTCAGTTGTTCCAGAGATTGAAATTATACAAAAACCAAATATTTCTAGTTTGAATTGGGATATAGAAATTAATAGACCAAAGGGTAGTAAACTTAAAGATTTAGCTAAAGGAGAGAAAGAAAATATCTATCCTCGAGATGGCGATGAATCGATTAAATCTAAAGAAGATTTTTTAAAACAGTTTCAAAAAGAAGCTGGCACATTAAGAAGAGGTACTCAAAGTGATGATAACGATGACAGTACCGATAATGATGAAGATGATTCGTGAAAAAATCCACATTTGAAGAAAGATTTAGTGAAATTAATGTAGAAATCTACAAAAGAAAACATAAATGGAATTTAACGTCTCTTGCTTGGATGGATTTTGATGATGTCGCTCAAATATTAAGAATACATATACATAAAAAGTGGAGCATGTATGATGCTGATCAACCATTGGCTCCTTGGATAAATAGAATTGTCAGTAATCAAATAAAGAATTTAATAAGAAATAATTATGGTAACTACTCTAGGCCATGTCTAAAGTGTGCAGCAGCTGAAGACGAAGATCATTGTTCGATCTATGGAAAACAATGCAATGCTTGTCCATTATATGCAGCTTGGGAAAAGAACAAGAAAAATGCTCATGATACTAAATTGCCATTAGCTTTAGAAAATCATACAAAAGAAGTTCATAAAATGCAGGATGTAAAAATTGATATTGAAAAAAGCGCTAAGAATCTGCATACAAAGATGGAACAAGTTTTAAAACCTGCAGAATGGAAAGTATATAAATTATTATACATAGACCATCGTGATGAAGAGCAAGTCGCTGCAAGCATGGGTTATAAAACAAATGAAAAAAATCGTACGCCAGGATATAAACAAGTACAGAATATTAAGAAATCGATAATGATTAAAGTCAAAAAATATCTTTATAGTGACGATATTGATATATCATGAACAATTTAGAGCTAACAGATGAGCAAAAAAAACAAATACTCGATGAGTGGAACTCTAGACGAGATGATCCTCCTTCTCTTTCAGATCTAACAAAACTAATTTTTGGAGAAGGGCTTGATGGAAGAAGTCAGCAGGGGAAAGCAATCAAAATTTATTTAGCTTCTAGACAGATTAATCCTAAAAAAAGTCATGAATACGAAGCAAAGGGATTAATTGAATTAACTGAAGAGCAAAAAGAATATATTAGCCATAGCTGCTCTACTATGACTTCTGTGGAAATAGCAAGAATCATTTTTAAAAATAATCAATTAACTAATTTAAATCAAGAAACAAGAACTGTTGCAGAGCATATTAAGACTTTAGATACAAAAATTGTATATGCTGATCCAAGTAATGTACCAGAAGGTAATTATAAAGCGCCAGCCACATTTAATAGATGTTTATCTAGAATCAATAGATATGTTCATGAGGGTATAGATGAAGGTAAATTAACTGGTAAACAAAAGAGAGATATACAGTCTCTAATAGGATATTTACATACTTATCGTTTTTTACATCAAATTAATACTTACCAAGATGAGCAAGAGCGAGAGCTTTTTGAAAGTAGTTTTATCAGATATACTTATGATAAGAATGACCTAACTCAAGAAGAAGTGGATCAATATATCGTGCTTTCAACTGAAGTAATTATATCTTCTAATATACAAGAAACCATCGCCGTGCTACAAATTCAAATGGATGAAGCAGTTCAAGCTGGAGAAAAGATATCTATGTCATTGGTGGAAGCTATTAGTACCTCCAGAAATGAATATAATCAATCTGTTGGTAGACAACAAAAATTACTGCAAGATCTAAAAGTCAAAAGAAGTGATAGATTAAGTAAGCAAGTAAAAGAAAATGCTTCAATATTAAATCTTGTAGAACTATGGAAAGAAGAAGAGAGTAGGAAAGAGATGCTGAAAATGGCAGAGATGAGAAAAGAATTATTAACTAAAGAGATTGAAAGACTCAGCACGATAGATGAAATTAAAGCTAGGATTATGGGTATATCTATAGATGAAGTCTTGAACGGATAAAATGCAAGTAGAATGTAAAGTATGTAATGAACTTTTTTCTGCAGATAAAATTTTACATCTGCATTTGAGGGCTCATAAAATAAGTATAGCAGAATATTATCAAAAGCATCATCCCAGATATGATCTCTATACTGCTGAAATGATAAATTTTAAAAATAAAGATCAGTATTTCATTGACGATTTTAATAATAAAAATAATCTTAAAGCTTATATTAAAAATCTAGAGCTTGATGGACTGGAAAACTTTTTAACAAATATGCTAATTAAAAGAAAAGAGTCTAAAAATCTAGTATTCTCTCCTACTCAAGTTGAACTACGCTCTACTATAATGCCATCAATAGTCACTTTTAATAAGTATAAATTAAATTATTATAATATATGTGATAAAATTGGACTTAAAAATAAGTTCTTTAACTACGAAGGTGAAGAGTTAAAATTTGAAGAATCAGAAGATCATCAAATAATGGTAGATACAAGAGAGCAGAATCCTCTTAGACTTAAATATAAACAACAAGTGGCGAAACTAGATTTTGGAGATTATACGCTAAACGATTTAGAGAGATGCTGTTTTACCGCTGTAGAAAGAAAGAATCTTTCGGACTTTATTGGGACTATGAGCGCTGGTTATGATCGATTTAATAATGAGATAGAAAGAGCTAAAAAGGCTAATTACTATTTAATTATACTTATTGAGGAGTCTATAAATGATGCACTTTCATTTAATTATCTGCCTCATATATCTAAAAAGATAAAAGCGACTCCAGAATTCATATTCCATAGAGTAAGGGAATTGTCTCAAAAGTATGATAATATTCAATTTGTATTTGCTGATGGTAGAAAGAAAGCTTCAGAATTGCTTATCAAAATATTAACTGGTAATTGTTTTTCAAAAAAATATGATTTACAATTGTTAGTTGATTTAGGTATAATTTAATATGTGGTATTCTCCAGATAAATATAATAGGCCTAATTTAGTAGATACTAATAAAGAGCTGCTAAAAATTGAAGGTCCAATGATGGACAAAGAAGCTAGAATAAGTTTAGCAAAATTCTTAAGAACAAATTTGGGAATCACAACTGAATTAATCAGTGGAATTAAACTTGCTCCATATCAAGAAATAACTTTAAAGGCATTCTTTAACCGTAATTTCAATATGTGCATCTTCGGTCGAGGTTGTGGAAAAAGTTTCATAGCTAGTGTGTATTGTTTTCTCCAGTGCATTTTTGAACCTAATTCTAAAATTTTAATAGCTGGGCCTACATTCAGAACAGCAAGAAATATATTTACTAATCTTGAAAAAATAGTAAATAGTAAAGAAGCTCAATTATTACAACAAGCTTTTGGAGTCAAAAGCAAAAGAAATGATTTATTTGAATGGCAGATTAATGGTGGAAACATAGTGGCTATACCTTTGAATGGTGAAAAGGTTCGAGGTTTCAGAGCAAATGTTCTTGTGTTGGATGAGTTCCTACTTATACCAGAAGACATAATTAAGAATGTACTTATGCCGTTCTTAGTCGCCCCACAGAATATGAAAGAAAGAATTCAAATAAGAGAGATGGAGGATAAGCTTATATCTGAAGGATTGATGAAGCATGAAGACAGAATGGTTTTTCCAAATAAATCTAAAATGATAGCCTTATCTTCTGCAAGCTATACATTTGAAAATTTATATAAAACTTATAAAGAATGGATATCTAATATTTATTCTGAAGATAAAGTAAAAGATGCTACATATTTTGTAAGCCAAATGGGATATGATTCATTGCCAGAAGAAATGATAGATAAGACTATTATAGAAGAAGCCCAAGCTGGTGGATTAAGTCATAGTGGATTTTTAAGGGAATACTGTGCTCAATTTACAGATGGCAGTGACAGTTATTTTTCAGCAAAGAAAATGCATGAATGCACTATCCCTGATGGTGAATCTCCTACTTCTAAAATATATGGAGACAAAGATAAAAAATATATAATAGCTATTGATCCGAGTTTTAGCAATAGTCCAAGCTCTGATTATTTTGCTATGAGCGTACTTGAACTAGACGAAGAGAAAAAAGATGCAACTATAGTCCATTCTTATGCAGTAGCTGGTGGAGATCTTAAGGATCATATTTTATATTTTCATTATTTAATGACTAATTTTAATGTGGAAATGGTTATTATTGATAATGCTGGATATCAATTTATCGACTCAGCAAATGAAAATGAATTATTTAAAAAATCAAACATTGATCTTAAATTTTTTGATGTTAATTCTGATGCAGAAGGAACAGAATATGATCTAATGTTGAAAGATGCAAAAAGACAGTTTAATAAAGAAACTAAAAGAATATGTTTCAAACAAGTATTTACTATTGAATTCATTCGTAAAGGTAATGAATATCTTCAAGCAAGTATAGATCATAAGAAAATATGGTTTGCTAGTCGTATATCTGCAAATGGAGATGCATTTGGAAGAGTAACTGGTCATAATATTAATATAGAAAATACTGGATTTGATAATCTAATTGATTTTGTTGAGAACCAAGATGACATGATATATGGCACAAAGAAAGAATGTAGTTTAATAGAAATAAAAAGCACAAGTCGAGGACTTCAATCTTTTGATTTACCTCAACACTTAAAAAGAAATACTAGCGCTACTAGAGCAAGAAAAGATAGATATACAGCTCTTATGTTAGGTAATTGGGCTAGTAAGATATATTTTGATTTAGTTAAAGTAGAGAATAAATTAGAAAACGACACATTTACTCCTATAATGTTAAAATAGGTGTAATATCTAAAAATCACTAAAAATGGCTAAAAATATCAAAAAAGACGAAAAAATAACTAACTTCACAACCACAGACGCAGAGCCTCTAATGGCTTTGGGTGGTTTAAAAGAAGCTAAAGCATCTGATAAAGGCCGAAGAAATAGAGCCGCTACAATAGAACGTACAGATAAGTATGCTAATATATCTAATGGTTTAATACCTTTCAATAGATCAACTACTAATATTCATAGTTCTTCTAATATGGATGTTAGAGATGCTGTTATATTATGCCAAAAGTGCTATTATAATTTTGCTATCTTTAGAAATACTATAGATTTAATGACCGAGTTTAGCTCAAGTAAGATCTATTTTAAAAATGGAAGTAAAAAAAGTCGTGATTTTTTTGAAGCCTTGTTTGATAAGATTAACCTTTGGAGCTTTCAAGATAAATTTTTTAGAGAGTATTATAGATCAGGAAATGTATTCATATACCGCTTTGATACTAGCATAAAAGAAGATGATTTAATTAAAATCACTCAAACATTTGGAATTAGCAAAGCTGGTGTCGCTATTCTTCCTGCTAGATACATTATCATTAATCCTGCAGATGTGCAAATTGGTGGAAATATAAGTTTCGTTTCTAATTCTTTTTATAAAGTTCTAAGTGACTATGAATTAGAAAGACTTAGAAATCCAAGAACAGAAGAAGACAAGGAAGTATATAATTCTTTAACTGAAGAAGTTAAGCAGAGTATACAAAAGAAAGCTAACGTGGCTATTATGCCTCTTGACACAGCAAGATTAGTTGCAGTTTTTTATAAGAAACAAGATTATGAACCATTTTCTGTGCCAATGGGCTATCCAGTTCTTGAAGATATTAACGCTAAAGCTGAGATGCGTAAAATGGATATGGCCGTAACAAGAACAACTCAACAAGCTATCTTACTAGTTACCATGGGAAATGATCCAGAAAAAGGTGGAGTAAATCAAAAGAACTTAGAAGCTATGCAAAGCCTATTTCAAAATGAGAGCGTTGGTAGAGTACTAATAGCAGACTATACAACCAAAGCTGAATTTGTTATTCCAGCTATTGCTGATATACTTGATCCTAAAAAATATGAAGTCATTGATAGAGATATTCAAATTGGTCTAAATAACATTTTGATTGGTAGTGAAAAGTTTGCTAATCAAAGCATCAAAGTTCAAGTATTTATTGAAAGATTAAAGCAAGCTAGAGAAGCTTTTATCCGTGAATTCCTCTTTCCAGAAATAGTAAGAATCAGTAAGAGCTTAGGATTTAAGAATTATCCTACTCCTTATTTTGAAGACATTGATCTCAAGGATGATATTCAATATTCTAGAATTTATAATCGTCTCATGGAGCTTGGAGTATTGACTCCAGAAGAAGGATTATTAGCTATTGAAACTGGTCGCTTACCTGATCCAGAAAGCTCTTTAGAAAGTCAAAAGAAATATAAAGAATTTAGAGATCAGGGATATTATGTTCCTGTTGTTGGTGGCAGTCAACCTCAAACTGGTCGTCCAACTGGAACTGGAACTCCACAAACTACAAAAAATGTTAGTCCAATTGGAACTGGCAAACAATCAAAAGCAGAATTTAGTGCTACAAAAGTAAGCGAAAATTTTGCACTAGCTTCTAAACTTGAAGATCATGTATCAAATTTAATTAAAGAAAAATTTAAAATCAAGAAATTAAGTAAACAACAAAAAACTATAGTCAATGATATTTCTAAAATGATTATATCAAATGAGGATTCTGCAGGATGGATAGAGACTGCTGCAAGTTATGTTGAAAATCCAGTAGATAAAAATAAAGAAAATATAAATGAAGTTTTAGAAATTGCCGAGAATCACCAAGTAGACTCTTATATTGCTGGAATATTAAGAAATAGTAAAGTTTAGAAAATTTATAATATATTTTATATTTGTTGAGGTGGTCTAAAAACTGTTATCCAATTTTTTTGTAACTCATCCCAATAAATAAAATGATTCTCTTGCGTTTGTGGAGGATCAATAGGTGCAACCCATTTATATTCTTCGTTTAATATCCATGATGGATATGGTTTTGGAGCAATAAAAATATCTTTATTTGAAATATTCATATATGTTCCTCCAGGGCCAGCATCATCATCTGAGTTGTATTGTAAGATTTTAAATCCTGATGGAAAATTTAAAATGTAATCTTTAACAAAAGATTCATCTTCAACTACTATTGTGTTGATTATATTATTATTTAAATCTATAATGGCGTAGTTCATTTTAATCAAAACGTAAGGTACCAGAGGAAGTAAATACATGATAACTTTTATCATCATTTACATTATAAGTAATATTATTTCCTCCAGTACCAACTATAGTACCAGAATATCTTACTACTACTACTCCTTGCTTTGCTCCACCTCCAAATGCATTATTGCCTCCTCCATACCATTTAGCAGCTCCTAAAGGGGTGGCAGAATTACCACTATATGCAGTATTATATCCACCACCAGCACTTAGTCGAGTTACAACTTCTGAATTAAAACTATTAAATGGCGGAACTTGCTGTAGATAAGCATCAGTTACATAACCATTGTCATACACTCCAACGCCAGCAAGTTCATAACCATTCGCACCTCTAAAGGTATAACCTCCTCCTTGACTTCCAGCATATTGACTATTATTTGAGAATCCACCTCCACCTGCATTCCCTTGTTTAGCAACGTGGGTTGCGGAGCTAAATGTTATACCGTCAATTGTAACCCCATCCTCGAATCCAGTGCCACCAGGATTACTACCTCCTCTATGTCTCTGTCCACCTCCTCCTCCTGAGCCTCCAGGACTTCCATATCCTAACCAAGACGCACCATATCCACCTCCTAGCGCTGTTTTTCCAAAGCCACTAGAGTCTCCTCCTCTGCTCCCAGTAGTACTTCCTGCTCCTATAACAATAGAATAATTTGTTGCCACAACTGGAACGATGCTCACCCATTCTATAAGACCACCTCCTCCACCTCCTGCTTCACCTCCTGAAGCGCCTCCTCCAGCAACAATTAAAACTTCTATAGTGCTTGGCATTCTACTTTTACCGTAGCCATCGCTCATAGCTATTGCGCTTAGAGCTGTTGTTTTTTTAAATAAAGCTCTTACAGTAGATTGATTTAAATTAATGCTTGTTGTACCAGCTAATCCAAGCTCACTATTAACATTACTAAAACTAATTGGGCCAGAAGATTGTAACGCCATAAAATTTTATTTATGTTTTAGTTTTTCTATTTCTGAAGATAATTCTTTAATAGCTTCTATTAATAAAGGTATTAATTTTTCGTAATAAACTGTTTTATAGTTTTGTCCTGTTTTAGAAATTGTTTTACCTTCTGAATCAGTCGAGCAATCAATTGGAGCTAAGGTAACAATTTCTGGTAATATTTTTTCTACTTCTTGAGCACTAATTCCAACTTGTACTGAATCATTATTGTAACCAAGTTCTTTTGCTGTAGAGTTTTCTTTATAATAATAGCCATTTAAAGAATTGACCTTTTCTAATGAATTTGATATTTTGCCTATAAAATTTTTAAGACGTTCATCTGAATAATATGCTGTAATATTATTTGTAGCTCTAATTTCACCAGCTGTTGTACTTGCTGCTGTACCAATACCAAGAGAGTTTACTTGATAATTATTCGCAGTATTTAAAGCGTTTGCTGTTGTGGCTGTGGTAGCTAAGGTAGCTGTTGCTGAATTTCCAGTGCACGAACCAGAAGATCCACTTGTATTTCCAGTGACATTTCCAGTTAATGTAGCAGTAATAGTTCCAGCGCTAAAATTACCACTAGCATCTCGCGCAACAATTGCAAGAGCAGTATTAGCGTTTGTTGCAGTCGTGGCGCTATTAGAAACTTTAAGTGCGGTACTAATGGTTCCTAGTTTGGTATCAGCTATAGCTGCACTTGCGCTAATATCAGTGTTAACTATGCTAGATCCAAGAGAAAGTTTGCTGTAAACAATAGCAGCACCAGTGCTGATATCATTATTAACTATGCTTGTTGTTAAAGCTAATTTAGAATAAGCTATAGCTGCACTAGCACTTACATTTGCATTTGCAATAAGTCCCCAACTCGGAGGTAAATTTCCTGCGCTAATTAACACTTGACTAGAAGTGCCAAAATTTGTTCCAGTGTCTCCAAAACTGATTCCTCCTGAAGCTGTAATACGTAGGCGTTCGGTAGGAACAACTGCTCCTCCCGCTGTTCGAGAAGCTGCTGCATCTGTAAAGAATCTAATTGCTCCTGCAACTCCTCCAAATGAGTCAATACGAATACCAGCCAATCCCTGTGTTCCAGTGAAAGATGAAATGTAAGAATCAGCAGATACGCTTCCATGAAAACCAACGGAAAAAACTAATCCTGCTCCAGAAAATGATGAGAATATACTGTTATATCTTGACGCTCCATTTGTTCCAGCCCATGTTATTCCTCTACCTGCCGTTGGACTTCCAAGATCAAGCTCGTCCTGCGGATTTGTACTCCCGATCCCAACATTACCATCGTTTTTTATAAATAATCTACTAGTATTTAGAGTTTGTAAATCTATACTTGAACTCGAGTTTATACCTTCTAATTGTAATATTCTTGGCATGCCTAATATTACACATAAAAAACTTACTATAATTGTAGCCCTAAAACAATTAAAATTGTACACACAAAAGAATAGGAATAAAAATTTATTCACAAAACCCAATTTTTTAGCTTTAAAATAGTTTAATAATGCTGTAATATAAGATCTAGTAACTCTTATGAGTAAACAAATTTTAATCAAAAAAAGAAATGATACTTTAGAAAAATTCGATATAGAAAAAATAAATAAAGTTATCAAATGGGCAATCGACGGCTATTCAAATGTTAGCTTAACTGATATAGAAATCAATGCTAAAATTAGCATGAAAGATGGAATCTCATCAAAGGAAATTCATTCTCTACTAATAGAAAGTGCCGCTAACCTTATATCTATATCTAGTCCTAATTATCAATATGTAGCAAGTAGACTTCTTAATTATCAACTAAGAAAAGAAGTTTGGAATGGCAAACACGCTCCAAGATTAATAGAATTTATACAAAACAATGTAAAAAATAAAATTTATGATCCTATTATATTAGAGAAGTACACAGCAGATGAGATCAATAAGATTGGAGAATTTATAGACCACGAAAGAGATTTCATATTTACCTATGCTGGCATCAAACAGCTTTGCGATAAATATTTAATTAAAAATAGAACCACTGGAGTCATCTATGAAACTCCTCAATTTGCTTATCTATTAATAGCAGCTTATAGTTTTATTAACTATCCAATTGAAACAAGACTCAATTATGTAAGAAAATTCTATGATGCTATTAGCAAGCATAAAATTAATCTTCCAACGCCAATTATGGCAGGAGTAAGAACTTCTAGTAAAAATTATGCAAGCTGTTGTTTAATTGGTGTGGATGATACAAGAGAAAGCATTACTGCTAGTGCTACAGCAGTTAGTATGGCTACAGCAAATAGATGTGGAATTGGTATTGATGTTTCAAAAATCAGAGCTATTGGATCTCCAATCAAGAATGGAGAAGTGGTTCATACTGGATTAATTCCATTCTTAAAAATTTATGAAAGTAGCGTAAAGGCTTGGCAACAAAATGGATTAAGGGGTGGAAGTGCAACTTGTAATATTCAATGGTGGCATTATGAAATTGAAGATGTAGTAGTATTAAAAAATAATGCTGGCACAGATGATAATAGAGTTAGAAAGCTCGATTATACAGTTGGTATGAGTAAACTATTCTATGATAGAGTTCTTAAAGATGAAGATATTACTTTGTTCAATAATGCTGAAGTTCCAGAACTTTATGAAGCTTGGGGAACAAAAGACTTTGATAAAGTTTACAAAGAGTGCGAATCTAAAAGATTAAAGATAAAAAAGAAAGTTTCTGCTAGAAAATTGTTTTCTCTTATAGTTAAAGAAAGAGTAGAAACTGGTCGTATTTATATTCTTAATATTGATCATGCTAATGATCATGGAGCTTGGCTTGATAAAGTAACAATGAGCAATCTATGCACAGAAGTTATTCATCCTACTATTCCTTTAAATGATTATAATGATAAAAATGGGGAAATTGGAATGTGTATCCTTTCAGCAGTTAATATGCTAGAGATAAAAAATTGGCAAGATCTTGAAAAGACCTGCGATCTAATCGTGAGATTTCTTGATGAAATCATAGATATTCAAGAGTACTTTAATATTGCTGCTGAAAATTTTGCTAAAAAACGTAGAAGTTTAGGAGTTGGAATTACAAACCTTGCAGCTTATCTAGCTAAAAATGAATTAAAATATAGTTCTGATAAATCTTTAACAGTCCTTGATGAATGGATGGAACATTTTCAATACTATCTTCTTAAGTCTAGCCTTGAAATAGCTAAAGAAAAAGGCAAGTGTGAAAAATTTAATAGAACAAAGTATTCTCAAGGACTATTGCCCATAGATACATATAAAGATAAATTAGATGAAATTGTTAAAAGAAAATTATCTTTAGATTGGGAACAATTAAGAAAAGATATAAAAGAGTTTGGACTAAGACACTCTACGCTTTCGTCTTGTATGCCTTGCGAAAGTAGTTCAGTTATTCAATGCTCTACAAATGGTGTTGAACCAATTCGTAGTCTTATGACTTACAAGACTAGTAAAATGGGCAAACTTCCAGTCATGGTTCCAGGAATAGGAAAATATGAAGAGAACTATGAGCTAGCTTATGATCTTAAAGATAACATTGGACTATTGAAAATTAATGCTGTTATTCAAAAATATATTGACATGGCCATATCAACTAATGTATACTACAATTATAGTCATTATGAGAATAACATATTGCCAGATTCTAAAGTCATGAAAGAAATAATGTATGCTTATAGTCTTGGGTTAATAAGCTTGTATTATAATAATACAGATGATGGTGATAAAGAACAATCTATGACTCAAAAAGAAGATGATTGTGCTAGCGGAGCGTGTAAATTATAATCCTATGAAAACAGTTTTAAATTTAAAAAACGTAGACTATACTAAACAACCTTTGTTTCTTGGTGAAGACTTAAATTTACAAAGATATGACCGTTTTAAATATCCTATATTTTTTGAATTGTTCAAAAAGCAGAATGAAAACTTTTGGTGGCCTCACGAAATTGCTCTTGGTAAAGATAGAAGTGACTATCAAAACTTAACTGATACTGAAAGATTTGTATTCGATAGTAATTTAAGATTTCAAACTCTTGGTGATAGTATGCTTTCTCGCAGCATTCATTCTCTTAAAGATTATGTAAGCAATCCAGAACTTGAAATTTGTATGAATACTTGGGCTCAATTTGAAGGCATTCATAGTTATAGCTATTCCTATCTTCTTAATAATGTCTACCCAGATCCAACTAAATTTTTTGATAGCATAATGCAAGATAAAGAGATCACAAGTCGCGCTGAACTTATTAGAAATAACTTTGATAAAATCCTTGGCGATGATGAAAAGAAAGATCCTAAACAAAAGATTTTTGATGCTATTCTTTCTATTAACGTAATGGAAGGACTTGTGTTTTATGTTTCTTTTGCTTGTTCCTTTTATTTTGGATATCGTGGCAAGATGGAAGGTAATTCTAAGATCATAAAATTCATTCAAAGAGATGAAGCTCTACATTTTGCTACATCTCAAAATCTTTTAAAGATACTTCGTGATGAAGATGAAGAAGGTTTCACATCTATTGTAAAGAAAAATGAAGACAAGATTTATGCTTTCTACGAACAAGCAGCAAAGAATGAAAGTGAATGGTCTCAATATCTCTTTAGTAATGGTAGTTTACTTGGATTAAATGCTGAGGTTTTAGATGGTTACTCTAAGTGGCTTTGTGATAGCAGATTAAGAAGCTTAGGCTATAAGAAGATCTTTAATCAAAAGGATAATCCTATAGCTGGATGGCATGATAGCTATTTAGACAGTAGTAAAGTACAAGTTGCACCACAAGAAACAGAAATTTCATCCTATAAAATAGGAGCTAGAAAAACAGATATTTCTGATGAGGATTTCTCTAATTTAAAACTATAACAGTATATATAATGTGTAATTATATATGTGAATTTAGATATCAACATACTATTTAATTTAGTTTTGGGAGCGTTATCTTTCCTAGGAGGATGGCTATTTACCAGAGTATTTTCGCTTTTTGATAAGCAAGAAAAATTGATGAAAGATTTGAATGATAAAACTTTCAGTGACTTTATAATTTTAAGAAAAGAGCTAGAAGCAGAGAGCAGAAAAAACGAACAAGATATTGCTGATCTAGCTTTAAAAGTAAGCACAACTTATGCTACGAAAGATACTGTAGAGAATGCTATGGAAAAGATTGAAGACAAGCTTGATAGGAATTTTGAATTGATTCAACAATATTTTTTCGATAAAAACTAATTTAGCTGTAATAGATTAAGTGATCGTAACTCATAAAGATATTGAATATCTTTCTAAAAAACTAGAATTGTCAGAAGAGAAGACCTTCTGTTTAATAAATGACCCAGAAGCCATAGAAGTAATACTAACAAAAGCATCAGCGCAAGACTTGCATGGTGAAGAGGTAGTTGGCATCAGTTTCAAGCTTTTTGCAGTTCTATCTATTTTAAAATATAGCCAAGATTTAGATTATGATTTTAATGAAAAAGAATACATAAGTGATACTATAAGTAAAAAGTATCCAGTTATAAGTAAAGACAAGCTAGAAGATGAGTTTATTTTTAATATAAAGAAAGATGAAGATACTGCTCAGTACTTTACTGTATTCTTAGGATTCTTTCACAAGAAGCTAGAAAGACCAAGAAGGTGTTATCCTAATCAAAAGACTTACTACATGATAGCTAAACAAGGATACGAGAACTCAAACAAAGAGAAGATAGCTTATCATCTTAACAATTGGATTAAAGTATTAAGAACAATCAATACTGAAATCTGGTACTAATCTTGTATTTATTAACTTTTCTTTAATATCCCATAGAAGACTTTCCCTCATATATATCATATTAAGGTTGTGTCTAGTATACAGTCCCTACTTTTCTTTTAACTCCCATTTTCCTCTTTCGAGGAAACAGACTACGGCACTTATAGGAGCGAGGTGGCTTACTCCTGTACATGCTGCCGTCCCATACATCCACACATTAATTCCCGAGCCATATTATGCACAAGGGAAGTTTTCATAGTCGCAAGTCTTCACAGCGTTGCTATCTCTCGGACTATATACTAAATAATTTTCTATAAAACTATCAAAATTGCCTATGATTAGAAGGCTATGTCAATTGGTATGATACAAAGAACTTGGAAATTTGTCAAATGTTTTTATATAATTTTTTCATGGAGCTCATTAAAAATCAAAACTCATGGATGAAATTCACAAAGAGTAAAGCTAAAAGCTATAATCTAGCAGAGGATAATATTGATAAGAATTTCAAACCCGAAGAGTTTCCTTGCTTAGTTCAATCATATATAAATTCAGATGTTAATGGTTTAAAATTGAAATTCGTTTTCGCTTATAAAAAAGATTGCAAAAAACTAATAGATAAAGTATAATGCGTGTAAGGTAGTTTATAGTTCTTTCTAATTGGGCCCGTAATGGTTTCGATTTTAAAAAATGGAATTGAAATGCAAGTAGAGTTGAAGTAGACTCTTTAAACAGCTTCAAAAACACTTAACTGCCAAAACAGCTAAGCTAAAAGGTAGTTTCTCATTGAGAGTTTCTCACAATAAGAAGCACCTAATCGCAGCCTAAAAATCTGCGACCTGTTACCTATGACACATCTAATAGGATAATGGGTATTTAGATGTATGTCTTTAAATCCTTTTTATTTAATTTTTAAAGATATTATTCAGGGTGGATATGGCTAAGGTTGTATTCATTTTTAAATAAATAGCTATAGCTCAATTGCTTATTCGACACTATAGCGAAATAACGGAATAAGATAAACTTGTAGTATTTTAATTTGACTTTTTAAAAGACAAGAGTTCAATTCTCTTCGGGTCCAAGTATTTAACATATCAGCATTAATTTTGTGTAATTATAATATCATGGCTAAATATTTTAGAGAAGTGGGATTTGAAAATGTTGCATTAACAGCAAGCTCTTCTATAAATGGATCATTAATTATAGCTGCACCTGGAGCAGGATTAAGTATATATTTACTTGGAGCTTCTACTTTTGATGATATCAGACTGCATGAAACAAATGGCTCTGGAGCAAATATAGTAAATATAGGTGGAGGAATGTCTGATTTTCCATCTACAATAAAAGTAACAGAAAATAAAGGAGTTTGGCTTGTGGCAAGTGCAAACACTGGAGTAACTCTTTTTTACTACATAGATAACTCTTAAAGGTGTAATAACAATATCATGGCAAAATATTATAGAGAAGCAGGTTTTGAAGGAGTAGCTCAAGTTGCCAATACTCTATTATCTGGAGTAGTATTGTCAGGTCAAGGACCAAATACAACAATTTATTTACTAGGAGCAAATGCTCACTCTAATACAGTTTTAAAACAAAATAATAATAATGGAGCAATCATAGCTTACATCGCAGCTGGTAATTCTGACTTTCCAGCAACGATTGCAGTAACTGGAAATAATCATATTTTCTCATCAGGCAACGACGCATGTTCTTTATTCTATTACGTTGAGTAATTTATGAAAAGACTAGAAATCGATTTTAGTTCTAGTTTAGCTAAAAAAGGCAAAGCACCACTTAATAAACCATTTCGTCTTCCTTCTGGAAGCAAAAAGAAATTTGGTGTTTATGTCAAAAACGATAAAGGTAATATCGTAAAAGTTACTTTCGGTGATCCGAACATGTCGATAAAAAGAGACAATCCAGAAAGACGCAAAGCATATAGATCAAGACATGGTTGCGATAATCCTGGCCCAAAGTACAAAGCTAATTATTGGAGTTGCAAAATGTGGAGTGCAAAACCAGTTAGTAAAATTACTGGAAGTGAAGAAGAGATTACTTTGGAGATTGATGTTCAAGCCAAGAGTAAAGGTCTTTGGTATAATATTCAGCAAAAGAAAAAGAGAATGGGCAAAAATTATAAACCAGCCAAACCTGGTTCAAAAGATCGCCCAACTCCAGAAGCACTTAAAAAAGCTCAAGCAGAAGATTACTCTAACGAACAATACGAATGGGATGGCGAAACAGAATTTGATCAAATTGTATTTTTAGAAGACAAATCTTTAGCTCAAGTTGAAGAAGTTGAAGAAGCAGAAGATGACTTTGAAGATTACAAAGAAGATTTTTATAGTATGATAGTTGGTTCAATTAACTCTATATATCAACATTCAAAAAATGTAATTGAAAAATTAAATGATCCAATGGTAAAAGAAAATCTTACAGAACCATTCTTACAACAAATGGCAATTCTTGCAGAAGACTATATGATTACAATTCACAACTATGTAATGTTCAATAAAGAAAATGAAGAATCAAATGCTTCAATGATGTTTAAAGTTGGCGATAAAGTTAAAAATGTAAATGCAGAATGTAAGCACTATGGTAGCGAAGGAATCGTTAAAGAAATTCGTGACTTACCAGAAGATATGGGATATGCAGTAATGTATGAATGCACAAACGATGGATCAACTTGGAAAAAAGGGGATATGCTTGGTAAAACAGAAATTCAACTAGTAAAAGCTTCTGATAAATATCAAATAGAAGCAGACGAAGAATACAAAAAAATGACAACCATTGAAGCTCAAAAATTCAATGAGTTCTTAAAAAAATGTGTTCCTACAAAAAAAGGTGATGACAAATCTAAATTTAAATCTTGCCTTGAAGACTACAAAAAAAATAAGTAAACTCGGGAACTGGAAAACAAAAACATTACTTGTTGGGGTTGCATTAATCGTATCTTGGGTCGCTTGCTTAAAAATTGGTTTTGAACTTAAAAAATATAACAATATAACCAATCTTCCAAACTCTTGTTTTGTTGATGCAATGATTTATGCTTCTCAATGTAATCTTCTTTTAACAACAAATAGTGAAACATGGAACAATATTTATGGTTTTACATTCTATTATAAAGATGATATAAAAAACATAATTGGTCACGCAGTTTGTGTTTTTGAATATAAGAATAACTTATGGATTTATGATCCTAATTGGGGAACATCGCCAATATGTAAAATTGGAGACAAAAGACAATATAGAGAAAAAATAAAGTTGTACATCAATAAAACTTATCCTATAATGGTGATAGAGGACTTTATGCTAAATGATTGGACATACGTTGAAAAAATAAAGAAAAATAAAATGAACAAAATTTACAATGAAGTGTCTATACATTTAGATGAAGATAAAAAGGAGTAACTATATATGAAAAATAACCTATTTAAAAAGGTACTAAAAAGCACAGCCGCAAAATTAATTGCGGCTTTTTTAATGCTCAGTAGCGGTCAGTCAAAAGCTGCACTTAGCGTAATCAATGGCGATTTTAGCGATCTGACTGGCAATACTTATGTGGGTGACGTCTGGTATAATGGCATTCCCAGTGGCTGGAACACTGACTTTCCAAACACAATTTACACAGTCAAGTATACTGGCATCACTAATGGCACTTATGATTACGTTGCCAACATTTCTCAACTCACCTCTACATCTCCTAATTTCTATGCTCTTTATCAAAGCGTAGGAACTACAGATTATACAGGTGATGTTACTGTAAAATTTGATTTAACAAATATTAATGGCGGTGGATATGATGTTGGTGTTGCAATCTTTCAAGGTCCCAATTTTAACACTCTACTTGCGAATCGTAGCATTCAGGATGTGTTCCCAGATGCTAACGGTGTTCCTCAAAACGGTGTTGGAACCTTTGAGCTCACAGCATTGAATGTCGCATCTGGAAGCTTACTTCAGATCGCTTTTTGGACAACTGGAGGCACTCCAGGCTTGGACAATGTCTCGATAATCCCTGAACCCACAACATTAGATTTAATCTCACTACCAGTAACAGCGGGTGCTTACATGGTGGACATGATCTCAAAGAATATCTATTCGTGTGGAATAAACCCTAAAAAATTTAACGCACTTACCATTGTGTACTAATTTATGAAAAAAATAATACTAACAATACTAACAGCAATAACACTAACTGCTAATTCACAAGCGGTTGTTTTCTTGTGGAATAATACTGGAACAAATTGGACATCTCCAACAAGTTGGACTAATGGAGTACAACCTGCATCAACTAGCTCTAGTACTACAACAGATGAAATTCAGTTTGGTAATTTTGGAGCAAATAATAATACTGTTATTTTAACTTCTACCAGAGCTGCGCAGAATATAACATTCTTAACAAATGCCAATGCATATGCTCTTAATAGTTTTAATGGCTCTCAAACATTATCAACTAGCAGAGGTATCACCAACAATTCTACTGCTACTCAAACATTTAACATATTGCTAGAAAATGCTAACAATAGTAATACCTGGTTTCAAACTGCAGGTGGAGCATTGGTATTCAATAATGTAGCTTCACTTACTACTGCTTCTTCTAGTACATCCAGAACATTAACTCTAGCAGGAGACGGTGCATTCACATTCAATAAAGAATTAAAACAAGGAGGGTTATCAACTGCTGGTAAAGTTATATACACAGGCAATGGCACAGTCACATTCAATGGCACAAATACTCTGGGCGGTGGATTTGACATCACAGGA